ACCACAAGGTGCTACTGGACCACAAGGTATTCAGGGGTTGCAGGGAGACCCTGGCCCTGAAGGTCCGCAGGGACCGACAGGTTCTCAAGGCACCCAAGGTCTTACTGGAGACCCAGGCCCAGAAGGACCACAAGGTGCACAAGGAACTACAGGCGCACAAGGTCTTACTGGAGACCCAGGCCCAGAAGGACCGCAGGGTCCACAAGGTACAACGGGTATCCAAGGGTTGCAAGGAGATCCTGGCCCTGAAGGACCACAAGGACCAATTGGACCAGATGGTGCTCAAGGTTTTCAAGGTAACCCTGGCCCTGCTGGTCCACAAGGTGCTACGGGTGCAACTGGTGTGCAGGGTCTACAAGGACAACCTGGCCCTACTGGTGCTCAGGGTGTAACTGGTGCCCAAGGTATTCAAGGTCAGACCGGACCAGAAGGTCCAAGTGGTGCAACAGGTGAACCTGGCCCACAAGGTCCAGCAGGAACGACACCTGGCCCACAGGGTCCAACAGGAAATACGGGTGAACCTGGCCCACAAGGTCCAGCGGGTACAACTCCTGGCCCGCAGGGACCGCAAGGTAATACAGGTGAACCTGGCCCACAAGGTCCAGACGGACCAGAAGGACCGCAGGGACCACAAGGTGTTCAGGGTATCCAAGGTACTACAGGTACTCCTGGCCCTACTGGTGCACAAGGTGCACAAGGTGCTCAGGGTCTACAAGGTCAGACGGGAAACAACGGTCCTCAAGGTGCCCAAGGTTCAACTGGTCCACAAGGATTGCAGGGACAGACCGGAAACAACGGTCCTCAAGGAGCGCAGGGTTCTACTGGTCCTCAAGGTATCCAAGGTCAGACTGGTAACAATGGACCACAAGGAGCGCAGGGCGTAACTGGTGCTCAAGGTATTCAGGGACAAACGGGTAACAATGGACCACAAGGAGCGCAAGGTTCGACTGGTGCCCAAGGTATCCAAGGTCAAACGGGTAACAATGGTCCTCAAGGTGCTCAGGGTTCTACCGGACCACAAGGATTGCAGGGACAGACTGGTAACAATGGCCCACAAGGGGCACAAGGTTCAACTGGTCCACAGGGATTGCAGGGTCAAACGGGTAACAATGGTCCTCAAGGAGCGCAGGGTTCTACTGGTCCTCAAGGTATTCAGGGACAAACTGGTAACAATGGACCGCAGGGTGCTCAGGGTTCGACTGGTCCACAGGGATTGCAGGGACAAACTGGTAATAACGGACCTCAAGGCGCACAAGGTGCTCAAGGTGTTCAGGGTATCCAAGGTCAGACTGGTAATAACGGACCACAGGGTGCTCAGGGTTCTACCGGACCACAAGGTATCCAAGGTCAGACTGGTAACAATGGACCACAGGGTGCTCAGGGTAATACCGGACCACAGGGTATTCAGGGACAAACCGGAAACAACGGTCCTCAAGGTGCTCAGGGTAATACTGGACCACAGGGTATCCAAGGCCAAACAGGTAACAATGGACCGCAGGGTGCCCAAGGTAATACTGGACCACAAGGTATCCAAGGGCAGACTGGTAACAATGGTCCCCAAGGTGCTCAGGGTTCGACTGGTCCTCAAGGTATCCAAGGTCAGACAGGTAATAACGGTCCTCAAGGTGCCCAAGGTAATACTGGACCACAGGGTGTTCAGGGACAAACAGGTCCGGACGGACCAGACGGGCCACAAGGTTCTCCGGGCCCTCAAGGTGGTCAAGGACAACCTGGCCCAGATGGTCCACAGGGTGCGACGGGTGTCGCTGGTACAACGGGTGCGCAGGGTCCAGTTGGTGGATTCGGTAACGCGGTATTGTTCGACACATCGACCAACTTACCATCAAACATTAGTTCGACTGCATCTGCTGCTATTCGACAGTTCCGTACTGTGGACACTATTTACGAAGGTGATATTTGGTGGCACATCAACACTGGACGTATCTGGCGTTCTACACAGAATCGCATCGACACTACAACGGATGCAGTGTTCGAAGAGATCACTACTGGTACACGTACCACAGGTTCTACTACTGGTGGTATAATCGATCTTAGTGGTATTCTAAATACTGCTGATACCGGAGATCGTATTGAGTTCTCACCTACACGTATTGATATTTACGAAGGTGCTGCTCGAAGAGTACGACTTGGGGAGTTGTAACACTTACATAATATAGGTATATAATGTTCACAATTATTGATGATTTTTATGCAGATCCCGATTCAGTTCGGGATTTTGCATTATCCTTACCATTTAATGTTTCAGGTAACTATCCGGGCCTACGTACAGCACCATGCACCAATGCAGGTGGTTACATCGACGGACTTAAGAGAAGTTTTGAAAACATCATAGGGAAACGCATCACGTACTTTCCTATTGACAAATACAACACGTCTTTTCAATATACGACCGAAACCGCAGAGACATGGATTCACCACGATGAAATGTCTCATGCGGCGGTGTTGTATCTAACTCCGAATGCTCCACTTGATTCTGGTACCGCGATTTATCGACATAGACCTACCGGAATCATGAAACATTCCTCAGATCAATTTATAGACTTCAATGATTACCAACACGATGAGAGTGATTGGGACATCGTCGCAGAAGCGAAAAACGTATACAATAGACTTGTAATTTACGACTCAATGTATTATCATAGAAGCGTAGTCCCTGGCTTCGGGACAACCCCACAAGACAGTCGATTATTCCAGACGTTTTTCTTCGAGGCAGAATAATGAAACTCATGACAACTCTGTTGACATCAAACGATGTCCCAAAGTTGGAGCGGTTGATTCGATCTGTTCAGGGAGTCGTTAAGATAACTCCGGTTGAGTGGGAGGTTGTGATCGTTGTCAATAGTACTCGTGAGGGGTACTATGAACAGGTCTTAGAACTTGATCAACCGTTTCGTGTAGTCAATACAGAAAGTAACGGAAAGCCAGGCAAGGGTAAGAACGCTTGTCTGGAGGTATTCCTAGAGAGTGATGCGGACTTCGTCTCACAGATTGACGGTGACGACTTTCTGTATCCCTCGTATCTACAGTCTCTATACAATCACGTCAAACACTTCCCATGCATTGATGTTTTGGGTGTGGTACCGTGTGACTGTATTTGTAACTGGGCACTGGAGTCAGGTCATTACTGGTGGGTCAACGATGAGTATCACGCGAGTGTGTGGGGTACATCAATGGCTGCACCTCATCCCAATATGGGACCACAGAAGAGTCACCTCTTCATCGACGAACGTCCCGTATCTATTGACTTCATTATGTTGCAGAGTCGCAAGTCTGCACAGTTTAAGATGAACGAAGACATCGGTAATGGTGAGGATCATGCCTACACGTACAAACTACTAGGACAACACCAGAAAGGTAATCTCTGTTATTTTCTGACAATGTCCAGTGACATGTATTGTATTGATAGGACCACCGAAGGTAGTGCACAGAAAGTGCATGACTACTATGATTACCTAGAACCAATGCGAGAGGAAGCGCGTCTTCATGTACAAGAATGGCGCAGTAGCCCCTACGAACTTCCAGTGATTTACAAAGATCTTTTGATGAACCATCACCAGAAAGAAGTGTGGTTAAATAATTTCTTGAAAGACTCTTGACAAATCGGTATAAATAAAGAATATTATTTCTAACAGGAAAGAAGATAATGCCAGCTATAGTACGACAAACTATGAGCAGACGTTTGGCGAAAGACCTACTTGAGGACTTGAAGGGAACGACTAACTCATATTATATCGGTATCGCCAAATCCGATCCATTCAATGTTCAGGATACAGTAGTTGATCCGATTGACTCTCCACGAGTCGAACGTGAATTTCGCAACGGTCTGCAATCAATCAAGGCTATTGAAGACGCAACGTTCGTCGCGAAGAGAGTAAACTGGTCAAGTGGTTCTCGATACGCTGCATGGGATGACAGCATCCCGTCAGACATCGTCGAACCGTGGACTCCTTGGTACGTCATGAACGACGCAAAGGAAGTTTACGTTTGTATGGTTGCACCAACAGACTTGAGCGGAAATGCAATAAACTCAACGGTCGAACCTAACTGGGGTTTCCATGCACCTATGAGTGCAGAGACAGATCCAACTGCTCCAATGTACAATGTCCGTGAGTGGTGGAAACCATTTACTACTACGGACGGTTATGTGTGGAAATTCCTGTACACACTAACTCCAGAGCGTATCTTCCAATTCCTGTCTTCTAATCATATTCCTGTACAAGAAGCAGAACCAGATCTACCAACAGGTGACTCAATCGAAGATCTACAGACCACGGTCAAGATGAACGCAATCGGTGGTCAGATCCTCGCACTGAAGGTTGATGTTGCAGGTGAGGGTTATACAACTGCACCTACTATTATTATCGACGGTGACGGCACTGGTGCACAGGCAACTGCTATCATGTCAGGTGACGGTATACTAAAAGTTGTCATGGACGACTTTGGTTCTGGTTACACCAACGCATCTGTTCGTATCATTGGTGACGGTACGACTGAGGCTGTATTGTCTCCGGTCATCACTTCACCGGAAGGTCTAGGTTACAACCCAATAAATGATTTGAAAACAAGTTCAATCATGACCAACATCAAACCAGATGGCGATGTCAACGGCACTTTCCTAGTCGATGGTACTGAGTTCCGTCAGATGGGTTTGATTCGCAATCCAGTAACACCAACAGGTGATGCATTCACTGCACAGTCAGCAAACGTACTACCAACTATGACTCTGGCCTCTGCGTCAACATTCGAGTCTGGTCGCATGATCACTAGCACTTCTGGTGCAAGTGCATGGGTAGACGGAACTGACGGTGAGACTGTATATTTCCACCAGAACGAAGAAACTGGATTCAAAGACTTCGACACTTCTGGTGGTGAGGTAATCAACCAAGAAGGTCAGGTTGCCGTCGCACTTGTTTCTGTTGAACCTCAGAATGGTATTGACCGTTCTTCGGGTGACGTATTGTATATCGAATCACGTCATCGTATCCGTCGTGATGCAGAACAACAAGAAGATATCAAGATCGTAATTACCGTTTAGGATTAATCATGGCAGATTTTACAGATAAAACATTTCGAGAGACTTACCGCGATTACTACAATCCTGAAGACGGTTACCACCGTGTACTATTCAAAGGTGGTCGCGCATTACAGGCTCGCGAACTAATTGAATCTCAAACTATTATTCAAGAAGAGATTGCACGATTCGGTCGCAACATCTTCAAAGAAGGTGCGTTAGTAAACGCAGGTGGCGCTACAGTCAATAACAAGATGGAGTACATCCGTCTTTCACCGAACAGTGTGTTCGAACCACTTGTTATCGGTTCGACTCTAACCAACGGTTCAATTGAATTCAAGGTTATCGAGGCATACTCTGCTACGGATGATGACCCAGCGACACTGTACGTCCAGTACACTAACACTACAGGTGCAACTGATTCAACCGTAGCACCTCGCGTTGTTGCGGGTGACGAACTAAGTGTAGTATCATCACCATCATTGGTTGCGGTTGACATGTTTGTCGCAGCAGACGGTGACGTTCCCGCTGCGGGACGTGGTACCAAGGCACACTTCCACTCAGGTGACTTCTTTGTACAGGGTCACTTCGTCTATATGGCGGGCGGTAGCGTATTCATCGACAAGTACAGTGACAAACCAACTGTAGACTTTGGGTTCGGTATCGAACAGTCAATCATTACTGAGAACGAAGACACTCAGTTGTTCGATAACCAAGGTGAAGTTGTTGACCGTACGGCCCCAGGCGCACACAGATTTAAAATTGCATTGACACCAACGACTCGTGCACAGGCAGGAGATGACTTCGTCTTTGTTGCACGTATCGTAGAAGGTATCGTGACTCGTGAAGTCGGATCGTTCGATGCATACAACACTATCAATGATCTACTTGCACAACGCACCAAAGAAGAATCTGGTGATTATGTTGTGGAAGGGTTCACTGTTATCCCAGAAGACAAAGATACCTTCAACCTAAACCTAGACGTAACAGAAGGTATTGCATACGTTGACGGTTACCGTCTAGAGATCGGTACAGAAGATATCCGTCTTCCTAAGGCACGTGACACTATCACTAAGACTAACGATTCGGTGCCTGCGATTTATGGTAACTGGGTCTATGCAGACCTTGAGGCAGATGCTTCAGAGGGTCTACCGCGTATCGACACATTCGGATACGTACAGTTGAAGTCAGGAACTATCGGATCATCTGCACCTACTATTGGTTTTGCAAACGTCCGTGGTGTACAAAAAGACTCAGTTGGTTACCGCGTCTATCTGTTCAACATTCGCATGAATACAGGTCACGCGTTCAGTGAAGTATCTTTCCTGAAAGACCCATTGACTCAGTACGAGATGCCATTACAGGCTACAAGTGGAAACGCACTGTACGGTACTGCGGACAACAGTCTACTATTCCCTCTTCCAAGTGGTGCACCAAAACCACTACAGGGACAGACTATTCAATACACTGGTCAGAGATATCACCAAGTAACTGCTGATAACAATGGCGAGATCACATTACCCGGCCTTGAGTTTTCTCAGTGGGTTGTTGCAGAAGTTAATGGTCCGGTCTTGCCAATCACGCTAACTTCTGGTACAATATCAGGACTAACCGCCGGAACACTACATACTGTTCTTACGTATGAAACGATTGATGCTGCACCTAAAACAAAGAATCTAGTTACTAGTGTAATAGAACAATCACTACCATCCGTAGACTGGGAAGCACGTCCAGTAAATCTTGGTGTTGTTGATGGTGTAGACATTGTATCTGTTAAAGTACGTACTGCGGTTACAACTGATTGGGCAGACGCTGACGACATTACCTTCCAGTTCACTATGGACGGTGGTCAACGTGATAACTTCTATGACATTGCAAAAGCATACATCAAGTCAGGTTACGTCATGCCTACAGGTTCAGAGGCAGAAGTACGCGTAGAGTTCACACACTATGAACGTACTGCGGGTAAGTATTTCTCCGCGTCATCGTATCCATCATACGAGAATATTCCGGACCACACGTATGCATCTGGTGTAACTGTATCTTTGCGTGACGTATTGGACTTCCGTCCAGATCGTGTAGATAGTTTTACAAACGAATTTTCTGTTTCGGAGTTGCCACAGAACGCATCTTCTATTGTAATACCTAATGTAGAATACTATTTACCACGTATAGACTTACTTGTGGCTAAGGCAACAGACGGTTTCGGTAACGTAGGATTCGGTGCACTAGAACTCATTCTAGGTGAACCTTCAGAGTATCCAACAGAACCAGAGATCCCTAACGGTTCACTTGCACTACACAAGATTACCATGAAGCCATACACGTTCAGTACATCGGATGTGACGGTTACTACTATTCCTAACAAACGATTCACCATGAAAGATCTTGGTAGATTGGAACGTCGAGTAGAGAATCTATTCGAACTAACCACATTGAGTTTGTTAGAAGTTAACACTAGTACTCTCAATGTGTTGGACGAAAACGGCAACGCAAGAACTAAGGCCGGTTTCATTGCAGACAACTTCAGAGACTTCTCTTTCTCAGATGTCGAGAATGACGAATATCGTGCCGCATTGGACGGCAACGGTAACCTACGTGCTTCTTTTAGAAACAACTCTGTAAGATTGACTTACACTCAGGGCGGAACCAAGAACGGTGACCTAGTCACTCTACCTATCTCTGCACACGTACCTCACGTGTCACAGTTGTTAGCTACTGACACAGAGAACGTTAACCCGTTCGCAGTTATCACTCAACAAGGTCATTTGACTTTATCACCATCATCGGATGAGTGGGTTGAGACTCGTACATTACCAGCGCCAGTACAGACGTTCTTCTTGCCATGGGATGACCTATGGATCAACGTCGGGGAACAGTCTCCTACTCAGTTGCGCAATACTAGCGTAATAATGCAGGGACGTGAAGTTCAAGGAAACTTCCAGACATTCCAACTTCCACAGACTCTATTAGGTCAAGAGGTTGCAGGTGAGACTGTCATTCCATTCATGCGCTCGCGTCGTATTAACTTCTCTGCGAAGGGTCTACGTCCAAACGCAAACATGTATGCATTCTTTGGTAATGTAGATGTGAGTGCGTGGGTACGTCAGGTTGGTTCTCCAACACTGTTCTCAGATAACTCTACTGAGGTTGGTAGCGCATTTGCAAGCGCAACAGGTCACCCAGATGGTGCGACTGCGCTAGTCACTGACGCTAAGGGTGAACTACATGGTGAGTTCTTCCTACCGAACACAGACGCACTTCAGTTCAGAACAGGCTCTCAAGAGTTTGTCTTGATGGATGTGAGTTCAGGTAATCGTGACGATGCGTTGACTATCACAAGTGCATTCTACGAATCTAGTGGTTCAGTCCAGACTCGATTCCGTCCACCGTTCCGTCAACTTGATCCACTTGCACAGTCGTTCATTGTAGATCAGGCAGAAAACCCGAATGGTATCTTCATCACTCGTGCGAATATATTCATGTCATCTAAGGACGACACTATTCCACTACAAGTACAGATCCGTCGCATGGAGAACGGTTACCCAACTGCAACACCAATACGAAACGCATCTAAGTTTATTGATCCCGCTGATGTAGTTGTTACTCCTTTCAATGAGTCAACTGACATCGAAGACATTAAAGCTGCACCGACTGTAGTTGAATTTGATGAACCAATTTATTTGCAGGCGGGTGCAGAGTATGCGATAGTATTGTTGGCAGAGTCCACAGAATACAACGCGTACATCGCGAAGACTTACGACTACGTACTAGGTCCAAGTCGTGACACCATCGTATCACGTCAACCAACTCTAGGATCTTTATTCCTATCACAGAATGGTTCGACTTGGTCTGCTGACCAGACTCGTGACATGATGTTTGAACTAGAACGTGCGGAGTTTGACACTTCAGGTTCGGTTGTATTGGAGAATGCTCCACTACCACGCGTCACTCTAAGTGCAAACCCATTCGAAGCAACTTCAGGTTCTACCTTGATGTTCGTTAACCATGAGGGTCATGGTTTCAGTCTTGACGACACTGTAGTAATAAGTGGTGCAACAGGTGGTGCAGGTGGTGTATCTGCAACTGAACTGAATGGTACGCACCTAGTTAAAAATCCAGAGTGGGGTGGTTACTACATCGAAACAACTGCCGCAGCTGGAACAGGTAATGGTGGTGGTGCCTCTGTTGTTGCAACTCAACAGGTCATGATCAACCAGTATGTTCCTCAGATTGCGAATGTACTTCCGACAGCGACTCGTATGAGTGCATTTGCCACTACTGCGTCAGGTTCGTCTTTCGGTACTAACCGTTCATCTATGCAAAACGCGTATACCACCAAAACTACGCCTGCAATGTTGAACACGTTGAACGTAACTGACACACCACGTATTGTTGCATCACCAGAGAACGCAGGTGGTTTGACTACACTGTCAATGTCTCTGAACTTGTCAACGACTGATACCAAGGTATCTCCAGTGGTTGACCTACAGCGCAGTTCAGTACTTGCACTAGAGTACATCATCGGTAACGGTGACGAAGCGCAACACATTACGACTCCTATTACCATTGATGAATCGTCTGTGGCTCTGAAGGTCATCTTTGCTGCAAACCGACCATCTGGTGCAGAGTTCGAAGTGTACATGCGCAGTGCGGTAGATGAAGACGCATTGTTCGCAGTTGATGACAACGGTGATCCAGTGGTTGATTGGGTACAGGGTGAGATCGACACAGCAATGCCAAGTGACGATAACGCATCTACATTCCGCGACTATGAATACACTATCGAGACAGATTCGTTCTCTGTATTCCAAGTCAAGATTGTGTTGAAGTCTAACAACTCATCTAAAGTACCGCGTATCCGTGATCTACGTGCGATTGCACTGGTAGTATAATGAGACAGCCGGTCAAGGGACATAATAACTTAGTAAGGGATGGTCGCACAGGGGCCATCCTAAATACCAACAGAACTGAAATAGAAAGAGCGAGGAAACAGAAAAAAGCAGAACAAGAAAAGATGGAACATATTAACACACTTTCAGAAGAAGTCAAGACTCTGAAAGAAGATATGTCCCAAATAAAAGACTTGCTTTTTCGTTTAGTAGAGGGTAAACATGAGTAACATACAGGTAGTAAATCTTGCGGATAACATCAACGCAGCGATACTAAAGATCAACCAGAACTTTGCGGGATTGGATTCTGCGGTTGGTAATATCACTATTGACTCGGCTGATATTACTAACATCATTAACAATGTCCTTGACTCTGATTACTTCTTGACCGTAATCAATGAGGAATATCTTCAGCAGTTCACTATCGAGACTGATGTCTCATATCTAGATTCAGATATCTCTGCGAACGCGTCCGCTATATTTCAGTTGACTTCGCGTATCGATGCAACTGATTCGGGTGTCCTTGTACTTGCTCAGGCACAGATTGCAACTCAAGCACAACTTGACAGTATGGTCTTGGGTGGTATTGACTCAGACCTACTTGCTTCTGCAATCGCTAACGCAAACACTACACTGACTTCTCAGATTGAGGCGAATGACAGCGCGATCACTGTTCTTGCTGGAATAGTAGATTCAGTCAACGCTGAACTGATATTGTTAGATCAATCTACAAATACTCGTATCACTGCGAACGCAAACGCGGTAAGCAATCTATACACACGTATCGACGCAACAGACAGTGATCTAAGTATCGTTGCTGCCAACGTAACTCAACTTGATGTCAACCTACAACAGTTGATTGACAGTGGTATCACAATCTCAGACAGTGACGTTATCGAGGCTGTTGGTGGTGCGTTACAAACTCTAGAGACTCGAATCGATACAAACGATTCCGGTATTACTGTATTGTCTCAGGCATTAGACAGTGTGTCTGCATCACTTATCTCAGTTGATAGTGACCTAAATGCACGTGTCGATGCAGAGGCTGACGCAAGATCAGTATTGAGTTCTACTGTTAGTACTCAGGGTGGACAGATAACCTCTATTAGTAATAGTCTCACTGAACTGGACAACGCGGTATTCATTCGCGATCCACAAACAGGTGAAGTTACTTCAACTGCAATCACTGGTGCGATTGATGATCTAAGAACTGAAATCGTTGAAGAGAACGGTTTAATTCAATCTGCAATAAGTGCATATGACCTAACTCTTCAGGCACAAATTGACAGCGACATCGCTGCAGCAGAACAATCACTGACTGCATATGTAGACGCACAAACAGGTGGTGTATCTGCACAGTGGCAATTGAACTTGACCGCAGGTACTACTACAGATCCATATGTTTCTGGATTGGAGTTTACCAATGACGGAACTACTGCGGACTTCGTTGTCGCTGCAGACACATTTAAAATTGTCACTCCAACTGCGACCGATGGTACAGGTGGTGTGAATCCATTTACCGTTACCGCTAATGGAGTTGAACTGTCTAACGCAACAGTTACCGGACAGATAGATATTGGTACTGACCTAACTGGTACAGACCACATGGAAATCACCAACGAACGAATTGATATCTATGAGGGTAGCGCAAGAAGAGTTCGATTAGGATTGTTATAATATATGTTTTATGTTTTATCTAGCCACAACATTTATGCACTAAAGCGACAGTTTAAAACACTACCAATAGATAAGACGACAGTAATAATAAATACAACTCACGTAGAATTTCGTCAACAAGCGATAACCTACTGTGAGGAAAACGAAGTTCGTTATTTTGTAACAGACAGCGACGGTACCGCTGCAACAGGAAAGAATTCTTTCCTTGACATATTTGATGCTGATGGTGTACCATATGCAGTGTTGATAGACGGGGATGATTACCTAACTCCAAGAGGGGTTAAGTTATATCAGAAACTGGCAGAGAGTGAAGACGCACCCGACGCGGTGATCTTGTTCAATCAAGTCAATCTTACCTCTCAGGATCATAGTCTTAGAGATAGAAGTCAAGATCCGGTTAGGCCACATGAAGACCCTGTCAATCTCACTAGAAAGTATGAACAACAGGCAGTAGTTGAAGACTGGAACAAACTTGCAGACGGTAGGTTAGTTGCAGACAATGTGCCGGACATCACTGTGAGTGAAGTGGATATGTTCAAACGTTACATAAAAACTTTACAACACAGCATGGGTATTGACGAATTAAGTACGCGACTTGTATTCATGTCGCGGAAAGTCTTACCCTACAGATTTAAAGGTTTGACGGTAGGTGAAGATACTCTTCAATACCTTGAACTAAAAGACGCGCATGAGCGAGGTGAATTGAAAATGTTTGCTCATGATGAAAAGTATCCTACTTATATGTACGACGTACGTATATCTGGTATTGCTTTGAAAGAAAGTCAAAAAGACGCGGGGAAGGGTTTTATCGAATGGATGGCCATTCTCCTTGAGGAATTAGAAAAATTGAAGGGACAAGATAAACTGCACGATACACGTGTACCCTTATTGGAGTTTTAAATGGCAGATTACGGATTAAAAGTTTGGACGCCTGCGGGATACGTTGCATTCGATTCCCGATACATGCCATCTTATGTCAAAGTGGTTGCGTCAGCAACAGTTACTATAAGTGGCAGTAGTTCAACTATTACTATACCTGAAGGTTTTTCTTACGTCTATGTTAACGGACCTACTGGAAGTGGCGGCAATCCATACACGGTAACTAATATTACATATGACTCTTCAGTTTCAGGATATACTTCATTTAGAATTAATAACCAAACTGGAGGTAGTGCACTCTTTGGTTATACGTGTATACGACTATAGGAAATCATAATGGCAGATTATGGATTAGAAATACAAAATCGAAGTGGTGACATTTTATTTGATAGTCGCACGGTAGGCCGTGGAACATTCCAGTTCTCAAAAGGTAGTGTTCTCCCAGGCCAAACTTTGTCCGCAAAAATATCCGACCTTGTATTAGTTAATATTGATCGTCCAAGTACTGGCGGGTCTTTCTTGTTGCTTGGTACTAGAACTATTAGTGGTGATGATCTTGATTGGGTTTTCTCTTATGGTTGGGCAAGTAATTACAGTCAACCTATTAACTATGTTATACTAAGAGACGCTGCGAATGCTAATATTCCACCCAGCGAAAATTATGGTCTACAATGTCGTGACACAATTGCATCATCTTACGGTGGTCCGTTAACTGGTCCAGTGACATTCGACACAAGAATGTTTAGGTCAAGTGAGGGTGAAATCACCCTTAATCCAAACGAGGTTTATTTCAATCCATTCAGTCACGGTACATATGTATCAAGCCGTGAAGTTATAAACGGAACCTTAACAACTGGATGGAACGGCCCTAACGGATTGGATTACTATAATGCCGGTGTGCTTGATTCTGCTAACGTCTCTTTTTATGTTAGACGATATGGTCTTATTTGGGACAGTTCTACAACGACTTCCAATAAAATATACTCACGTCAAAGCGGTGCATACGGTAGTCCACCTTACAGTGAGATACTCGCCTCAATTATTTACACAACTAGTTTGGCAAGAACTGTTGCACCTAGTCAAGGTGCCGTTTATTCTTTCCAAGAAATACATAGTTCAGGACAAGGGTTTGAGAACAATACCTATCCAGATGCACTACAACCAATGTTCGTTGGTAGACCAGATCCGAATCTAGGTCTATACGAACCCACCATATAATCGGAGAAATATAAAATGCACCCTAAAGTCGCCTTGATAAATGATAATGGCGTAATACTAAGAACTGACATGGATTCTGGTATATACCCAGAAGACGGTGAACGTTTAGATATCGTTCATACTGTCCATAGAATTTATGACCTAGAAGGTTTGTCTGTATCTGAGTATATGAATACTCGCGTCTGGGACAATGAGTTGTATCAGTTTGTAGAAGTGCCAGAAAGACCAAACGTTCATGCAGATTGGAATGGATCTGAATGGGTGTGGGATACTGAGATCATCTTAAATGAAATACGCACCGAAAGAAATATGCGTATTGCACAGACAGATTGGGCATTGTTACCAGACTCACCACTCTCTGAAGAGAAAACAAATGAGATTCTTGCATACCGTCAAGAACTTCGTGACCTACCTTCTACACTAGATATGTCTGTTATTATGCATCCGTCTCAGGTCGTCTGGCCAGAACATCCGTCTCTCTAAGCAATATAAATAACAGAAGTGAAAAATGATACGCAGATTGATGGGTTTCTGCGTATCGTTTTCTTATAAATAAAAACATCGTTAACCCCTTTAACTTAACATAGAGAGCGATAATTGTGTCAGCATCGAGCATCCCATTAAAAATCAAAAATTCGAATGATGACCTACAGGAATTCACTCCTACGGAAGAAAACTATCTTGCGTATGCAGTGGGACAAGCA